TGATTTTCTCTCCTGGTTTGGAGCGAATCTTATCTTTCGCGAACCCCGTAAAGTAATCTTGGCGTTCGCGGTATTCTTCACTACTCGCCATGACCAGCGAACAATCTTTTACAATGCCTTGTAATTCGAAGGATTTTTCTACCAAGATAGACATAAAGATTGGCGCCCAAGTTTTAAACTTCGTATCTAAATTTTTATCAATAGGAAACTGATAAGGAAATTCATCTTTTGGAAACTTGGGGTCTTCGTAGGGTTTTTCTAACATCTTCGACATAAAATCAATCATACGAATACGACGCCAGGTGCCATCATCTTTCGCCATATCATCAAAATCCGTATTGGTACACACGGCTAACTTGAACTGCGGTGTAAAGGTAATCGTATCTTTGAATAACGCACGGGCTTGAATTGGATCTCCGCCAGTTATTTCTTTCATAATACCCTCATTAATTTTATCACCTTTTGACGGTTCTTGCATAACCGCATAACGCACGGCATTGAGTTGTGCGACTTCAGAAGAAGTGCTACCAATACTCGTACGTTTTTGCGTGATTAAAGTAATCGGCACCGTGGCCTTGTAACTACCTAACCCATGGCTCATCAATTCTACATATTTGGATTTTCCGTTACGCCCAGTGCCTTTATAGATATTAAAGGTCTGATTACTGTTTGTGCCTAGCAAGCAGGAAGCAGAATGTTCCCACATATAGTCTCGTAGGTCTTTTACTGGAAATAATTGTTCCATAAATTCATTAATCTCATCAATAGACTTTGTATCTTTTATAGCATTGAGCGGAATGTAATCAATATTTGTGCATTTTGAAATGTAGTCGTCGGGTTGTCCTTTGCGATAGGTCTTGTTCTTAAAGTCAACGACAAAATTATTAAAACTCAATAAATAAGGATTCTGATCAAGTTTCTCTATAAACCCGTCATCAAAGAATAATTCTTTCGCTTCTTTCATAATATTATTTTTCCAAGTCGTCTTTTTGAGATAGATAGAAATTTCCGACAATAATTTTGATTTTTTACGCAATAATTCAGCGGCTTCGCATGCTTGTTCCATGGTTTGAACTTGTATTAGGGTATCTTGAATTTTATCCAAATATATTTCATGCATTTCGGTAGAGATTCTCATTCTTAAAGAAGTGCCTTCGTCATTTTGAACCCACCGATGTTTATCATTATATTCATACCAAATATTATGCTTAATGCTTGCACAGATAAAGTCATCTTTGTATAAATTAAACAATACAGAAGCAATATCAAATTCCGTAGCAGTTTGAACGGTTTGTTCAATAAAGAAATCAATGGTGTCTCGTCGGATTAATTTATATTTTTCTAATGCATCGTGTTTAGACCAATACATAATGGACCGATAAGTAAGACTATCTGGATTATTTACTTCAAATTTGCTCCATTGCTCAAATAATTCAGGCACGCATTTCCAGTCAAATTTACCGTCTCTACCCTTAAGCGTATCACGGCAGTTTTCTTGACTACTAAATTTAACCCAAGTTAAGAAGAGCCTTGGATCAGTATTGGCGAGGGCCCACCCGACACGAATCCACTTGTTATTACTACCCGGCCCATAATAAGAATCTGGAAGACTCATGGTATATTGATGTGTTTCTTTGATACGATAGTTCTTTGTGCCGATATCTTCAAATAAACTTTCTAACGCAGCATCTAGTTTTTCTTCCGAATCTATTTCGTTACTTTCTGGCGTTGAAGAATTAATAATATTAAATTTTATTTTTGGACGCGGTTTTGCGGATGGATTCGAGTTCGTTTGATTTTTAGATAATGTTTCTTTGGCCTTTTCAAAATCAGCCTTGACATGGTCTTTAATCGTAAACTCTGGATGTTCCGTGTATCTTGCGGATAATTTTTCAATATTTTTTTCGGTTGAAAATGACGCAATTGGCTTAGCTTCTAAAGACCATTCTTTTTTTACTTCTACATATGATATTATATAATGATATTTAATCATATAGGCCAAATTTCCTGGTTTTCGTGAACCATACATCTGCCAATTTACAAATCCCTTTGTAACGCCTTCGTCCAAGACTTCTTCCCAGGTGTTTGTAATGGGTAAATCGTCCCACATGGATTTTAATTCATCCATCACTTTGTTTCGCAATAATACTTGGAGACCTTTATGCATTTTTATTCCGAAAATAATATGAATTCCATCCTTTGTTTTTTGGTCCATCATATTTACAATGCTTTTTTCCATGACAAATACGTCAATGCTGACATTATCTCTCACCTCCACCAATTCCGAAATTTTTTCGGCATATAACATCACCATATCTATAATGTGTTCTTCACTGTGTTGTTTTTCTTTTATATCTGTATTATATCTAAAATCCATATCAACTAAAATAGGGCCATCCTCTATTAATTGCTTCTCGGTTAAATACTCTTTTTTGCCCTGAACAAAGACATGATTAAAATATTTTTTCATAAACTCTTTCCATTCGGTCGGAGGAATTGTATAGGAACCGCCATAAACATTTAATTCTTTGTCGCCAATCCGCGTATTTGTAAAGGGGTAACCCTTAATTGCTGTGTGATTTTTTAAATAGTCGTCAAAATTGTTATTTTTAGAAGACGCCATGTTGTTTGTTAATATATATACCAAAGAATTTTTTATCTCAATTTTTTAATATATTAAAATTAAGTAAATATTAAATATACGTATTTCAATGATAAATCTATTTATATTAATTAACATATAAATATATCTAAATATATATATAAAATAAATGAATGTTGAAAATAGTGTTACAATCAGTAAAGAAACAATATCTCGCCTGATTAAAGATGTGAAAGAAATAATAAAAAATCCATTAGAATCTCATGGTATTTATTATAAACACGATGATGACGATTTATTAAAAGGAAAGGCATTAATAATTGGCCCGCAAGGAACACCCTATGAAAATGGATTTTATTTATTTGAAATTAAATACCCTTCAAATTATCCATATTCGCCTCCAAAACTTATATATAAAACAAATGATGGCGTTACCCGTTTTAATCCCAATCTATATAAATGCGGAAAGGTATGTTTATCGGTGCTTAATACATGGAGGGGGGAACAATGGTCCTCTTGTCAAACCATCTCTTCGGTTTTATTGGTGTTATGCACAGTTTTAAATGATACGCCGTTTTTAAATGAACCAGGTGTTACTAAAACGCATATAGATTATGATAATTACAATTCTATATTGAAATTTAAAAATATAGAGGTGGCGATTATAACTATGTTAACGAATGAATATATTATTTTATTATTTTCACACTTTATCGAAGCAATGAAGCAGCATTTTTTGAAGAGTTTTAATACAATTCTAACTATGGTGGATAAAGAAATAGAACAACAAACCATGAATAATAATCCAGATACTATTATCATAACTACATGTGTTTACCAAATGAATGCTAGGATTAACTATAAAGATTTAAAAAAAAAATTAATTAAATGTCATACTAACATAAAATTACTTGTTAAATAAATACTTTATACATACATACTTTATAGATAATTAAAAAATTGAATTAAAAATAAACTTATATTATATTATATTATATAAGTTAAGATGCATTTCTGTTCTCAATGCCACAATATGTATTATCTCAAGGTAACTGCCGAAGACGCAAATAGTTTAGTCTACTATTGCCGAAATTGCGGACATACAGATAATGCGCCAACAACGGAAACGATATGTGTGTCTACGACTGAATTAAAAAAAAATGATCAAAAATATACACACATTATTAATGAGTATACCAAGTTTGACCCTACCTTGCCCCGGATTAATACAATCAAATGCCCGAATAACGAGTGTTCCAGCAATAAGGATGGCGGCGAAGAGTCGCGTGAAGTAATTTATATTCGCTACGATGACATAAATATGAAGTATATCTATTTATGTACTCATTGCGATAAAATGTGGAAAACGATTGATTACAAATAGTCTTATTATTAACTATTATATATTAATAAAAAATTGAATTAAATTTTTTATTAATTGATTATATATAACAAAGATGGACGGTTTAGAAGAAGTATCTATTGATGATTTATTAAATAATTCTGAGGGAGAGAAAGATACCTGCCCCACTTTTATTTATAAAAAATCTTCAACAAAACCAAAAGAAAATTATGCCGAAGAAGAAGATAATGACGAGGGCGAAATAAATGTTGAAGACATTGAGAATGAAGATGACATCACAGATGACGATGATGATGAAGTCGATGATGAAATTGACGCCGAACAATATGAAAATGGACCGAATATTAAAGATATAGTTGAGACCAAAAACACAAATTATACATTGCCTTCTTTTATCGGCGGAGGCGAAGAAGAGGAAGAGGAAGAGGAAGAGGAAGAGGATGACGACGAAGATGCGAATTATCTTCAGAAATTTGATACAGATCTTCGGGAAAACTTTATTGAAAAACATCACCCAGAAGCAAAAAATCATAATTTTGAAGAAGTAAAACATTTGTCGCGTGTAGTTCGGAATGAAAATGGGATAATTATTGATAATTTACATAAAACATTGCCGTTCTTGACTAAATACGAAACGGCGCGAATTCTTGGTCAACGGGCAAAACAACTGAATTCTGGAGCAAAAACGTTTGTAAAAGTTCCACCAAATGTGATTGATGGGTATGAAATCGCAAAATTAGAATTAGAAGAAAAGAAAATTCCGTTTATTATAAAAAGACCTATTCCTGACGGAACATGCGAATATTGGAACGTGAGTGACTTAGAATTGCTTTAAACGGTTGAATAATATATAAAAAACAATAAAATAACTATATTTTTATTATATAAAATAGTTATTAGTGTAAACATATTAAATAGTTATTTATTAGATTATTATAGAATAGATGAGTGACAACGATTTGACTAAAAATGTGAATTTCCTTCAGAAAATAGATAAGACTGTTAAAACTATAATGAAAGATGGGAAGATTGATCAGTTTGATATTCCTGAAATCATGTTACTTATTACTGACCTAATTACTACGAGTGAACAAAATAAAATTACAATGGAACAGTTGGAAAATAGTATTAATGCACTATATCAGTATATTATGACGCATTATAACTTATTTCCAGAAGATTCAGCCCAAAAAGAATCGTTTGAACGTTTGTTTAACATGTGTGTGAAATTAATTATTTTTCAACCGAAAATAACGCAGTCATGTAAAAAGATTTTTCCTTGTTTGTCTTAATTATTTTATAAAAAAATAATAATATTTTTATAAAATTTATATAAATTAACTACGCAACTACGAGTCGCAGCCACGATGTCTTATAAACGATTATATATGATAATGTGTCGCCATTTTTAATTGGCACACAACGAACACCACTGCCAAATTTACCAAAATCACGTTGTCTTCTAAACTCTGCTTCATTAAGAATAAGATGTGAACCTCCTCTATACCGAATATGTGTAATACCAGGACTACCATCTGGATTACATGGATTAACTTTTGTTGGGTTAGATTGATTTTGTCGTGCGTTCCATTCTCCATCCCAGTTGATATGGTTACGTCCCCATTCCATCGCATCTGATTGTATTGGAAATAGTTCTGACAGTGAATAAACTTGCGGTGTTGCTCCTATATTTTGCGGTTCATCGCCTATTACTTCTGGCGTCATTCCATAGATTTGCCCTAGCGTGGTATTATTCCCTTCCGTTCCGTTAGATGCGATATCTTCCACTTCATCTAAGCCGTCCACATTTGATGCATGTAATAATGTTTGCCGTGATTTCACTATTCCATCTTTTGATTTTATATTTGCGGACGTATATGGTGATATGGCATAATCGCCTCCATTATTAAACCAATTTACATACTCTTCAATGGCCGTAAGATCGCAATAATGTAGAGGGCGTAATTCTGGATTCAACCATTCCCCTTCATATGTATAATTGTCACATTGCCGTGCGGTAAGGCCTTGGGATGTTGCGCTGGTGTTTCGTTTTTTGGGAGGTTTTTCATACGTTCCTCCAATATGTGTGCGTATCAATCGTTTTGAAGCGCGCCAGTATTCTTTTATTGATATAATAGTATGCTTAACTGGCGCAGTGGACATCAGCTCATCCACATTTTCAATTGTGTAAACTGAATCATGATGTATCACCACCCATCCCATACGAATAGCAACTGTACGAATATTGTCAAGTACATCACCTGTCAACCCACGCATCGGAAAGAATCGCTTTGGATGTCCTGCGTATCTCATCTCAAATATATTCAAGAAATTCGCCACGTCGGTTTGCGTATTTAATTCTGGCGCATTACGAATACGGTGTTCATCCATCATATCTTGAAAACCTTTGTAAATTGGACCAGGTTTAAGAATGACTATGGCTGCCTTATTACCCCATTTTTTAATATCTTCTAAAATACCTTCGGGTGTAGCGGAAATATCACATAACTTGTTATTTTTGTGAGCAAGGTTATCTATATTCAGTAATCCTGCTTCTCTTAGAACTTTAGATTGTGACATACTCTTTCCAGAAGCAATATGACATTCATCTGTAATTATAAGTCCGTTTGTAAGGTCGTGAAGTTGTCTTTCGGATTTCCGAATTATAGACCTATGTGAGATATTCTTTGTTAATGATGATAGCATATTTCGCTCATATTGCTCTTTCCATTCTACATCGTTCATACCACAATGAGTGTGAATATTTTCGGTTTCTACAATGATATTATCATCTGGATGAGTGGCTACCTTATATCCAAGTTCTAATGCAACACCAGTTTTTCCTACGCCTGGTTGTGCAATTAAACAAACCACGTGTTTTCCATTTGAAAAGTGTTTTATAATTTCACATACAGCTTCTTTCTGATTTGGATATACAAGCTTTTTATTTTCAATTTGAAGATTTTGTTCACGATATTTGTATTCCATATTAATTTTTTCACGTTGGTATTCTAGTTTTAACCGA